GTTGGTTACTTGCGTAAGCCTTGAATGATGGCAACTCCGATGGAGATTAGCAGGGCGTACCAAGCCAGTATCAGCATCCTGACAGCCTGTGTTCTATTTCTTGCAGCTGTTCAGGTCGCCACACATACACCTCAGCGTGGCGGTTAAGGATGGCTAGCCAATGGTCTTGGGCAACGCTGGTTCTCCCTTTGGTCGTTTTAAGCTCTGCAAAGATGAGGCCTTTAACGGGGTGGCATAGGACTAGGTCTGGGAACCCTGCAGCGCCTGTGGTGATGTATCGCCCGGTGCGTGTCATGCTCGGTTGTGCGTGGTGGCAATCCCAGCCATGCAGGTAAGCCAGCCCCTTAACCTGTTGCAGGAATGATGCCTCAGAGATTGGTGTCATTTTGCGCCTAGCAGGAAACCGCAGAAGAACACTGCGATGATGAGCACAAGCTGCGTAAATAGGTCAGCCATTGCGCTTTTTTTCTTGGTAGTTCCACACTGCTTCATGGATTTGGTGTAAAGGGTTCGTGCAAGTATCAACCCAAGTAGCGCAAAATTCTTCACAACTTGGGCAAACATAGTGAGCGTCAAATAGTTCACAGAGGTCACGCCATTGGTAGTTATCCATCAGAATGGTTCCTCTGGTGTGTTGTACTGTGGCGCTGATTGCTCACCTGATTTGAGCGTGTCAATGTAAGCACTTGCCTCTCGTTTAGTCATGGCCTGCAAATTGGCTGGCGGTACTTTGCCCATGGATTTACAGACGGCTCTGATCATGTTCTGTTGCTTATCACTGGCAAGGTTGCTGTTTTCGGTCACTTGCGTGTCGCCCTGCATCCTGACCACTTTGCCCATTTCCTCACGGCTTGGGCGCTTGTTTATATCAGACCCACTCATGCCAGCGTTAGCCAGTGCACGACCCACAGCGCCTGTTTCACAGTTCTCTAAATGGCTGGTGCGGTTCACATTGCCTTGGCCGCGTATTTCCTCTGCCCAGCCTGTAGCAATGATTTCGTCATTCAGCCACAGTTCACACTTGAACACTGCTATGTCTGCTAGGTAGTGCACAAGATCAGTGATGACCCGGGCATCTGGGTGTGCTTTTAGAAAGCGGTCAAGCCTGCTGGCTACTGGTTCGTAATCGTCAAGATTAAAGGCCACGGGCGTACTCCCTTGTTAGGCGGTCTATTTCGGTTTGTAACTCAGCCACTTTGGCTTTTAGCGCGTCGCGTTCAGCCTGCACCTTGGCAAAGTCATCCTCTGCAAATTGGATTTGTTTGTCTGCCAGCCATTCGTAGGCATCGTCTTGGTGGATGTATTCACTCATCGTCAGCCAATGTAAAACTGCTGAGATAGTTAATGCCTTTTGATGGGCCAGTAGTTACTGATGGGTGCCTGTGGCGTTCAGCAATAGTGGGCAGTGAATGAAGCAAGCCAACCACTTCGAGCACAAGGCTTGACTCTTTGAAGCGCAGCTCTATTGCTAGTTGGTTGCTTAGGTTCATTAGTCGGGCGATTAGTTCACCTGTTGATGTTTCCATTTGTTTTCCTTTGTTAGTTTCCTGATGTTGCTCGCCAGTGACCAAGACCACCATTGCGGTACAGATACTGTGCCACTTTGACATTGCATCTGACATTTAGCAGTGCCTTGATCACATCTTGTTTTTTACAGACTGCGCGTGTCACAGTAGCCCATGAGCCTTGTATCTGTAGCAAGCCCACATCTGGGCGGCCATTAGACCTGATAGCAGACAGGCTTTTAGGGTTACAGCGACTCTCTCGGTAGGCAATTTTAGACATGACCGGGACAACCTTTTTAGGGAAATACTCACGCAGTAGCGGTTCCCATTTAGGGCATGAAAGAGCAGCTGCATCTGCGTGGGCTGGGGTGGATAGGGCGAGGATTAGCGATAGTGCCATGAGTTTCTTAATCAATTCTCTGTACTTCTGTAGGCGGCCCCCATGAATGCCAAGACTCTGCACGTTGGCAGACTTGGGTATAAACAATCAGGCCTGTGGACAAGTCTGTAAAGACCTGCACCATGGTTTTCTTATCTTTAGACCTTAGGGCGACATAGCCCCATGTCGGTATCATGGTCGGTTCGCCATCATCTTTAGGTAAAGCCAGCAACTGACCCAGCCCATGATGAAACTGATGATGAATTGGGTATCGGTCATGCCCAGCCCCTGACTATCTCCATGCCCTTTGCCGTGATGGCACACACAATGCCCTGAGAGCCACTTAGGAGCGCCCTACGGATGCCTAAGTCCTCAATTAGTCCAATGGTGCGCAAGTCACTGCAGCGCTTCCAATAGCCCTTTATTTCGTGACCAGCCAGCGCGGCTCTAGCGCCTGCTTCCTCATCAGTGAGGCCAAGAGTTGCGTAGAAGTACTGCTCGAGCAGCACAGCCCTGTGGGTGCCTACCCTGACAGGGTTTACTTGGCGTGATGTCTCAGGGTCTGAAGCCCTGAACAGTGGTAAGTCCTCTAAGAGGTAATCCTTCATGCGTGACATTTTGTTTCCTTTGGTTAGAGCCATTTGAGTGGCTGGTGATTACTTTACACATTTTGCGAAGTCGGTGGGGGATTTCGCCAATGGAAACAAACTACTGCCCCCCACCTAGCCTCAGCACCGCTCAAACAGTGGCTGAGAGTCCTTTACGGCAACACGGGTGGCTTGTCGCCACACACATACTGCCAATGCCAAGCCTCAAACTCTGGGCTTTTTGGGTCTGAGCCTTGCAGGTAAAAACCATACTTAGGCGCGTTGGCACACATCCAGTCAAAACATTTACCGCCCATAGAAACAATGGCACCGTCTTTTTCATATCCCACGTCAATGGCAAGACCAAAGCCATGGTTAGAAGTGCCCGGCACACCACTAGGTGATTTGCCTTTTTTGAGGTACCACAGTTTGTCTTGATACTTGCGTGTCACTTGTGGGCTGCGGCCTTGGTCTTTTAATGCGTAGCGGTCAACGAACATGGCTAATTGTTTATCGAAGGGGCGGTAGTCGCCTACATTGCGCAGCTTGTAACCAGCGGTCAGGCAGTCGGCGTAGAGCTTGTTAAATGCCATTGCTGCACCTGTCCACATTTCGCCACCTGTCTTAACTTTTTTAAGCATGGCTGGGGTTAGGTTGCCGTTGCCTACTTTGGCTACTTCGGCTGGTAGCACCATTTTTTTGTAGGGGTAAACCTTGGTCATAGTGGTGGGTCTTTGGGTTTGTCTTTAAGGCCGTTGCCAGCGAGCAAACCGATAAGGCCACCTGCAAGGGTCATCAGCATGGGGCTAAGGATTGCCCACGCTTCTGAGTCATTGGGGGCTTGTTCTGTACTCTGTACGACAAATAGCAGGCCGTAGAGCAGTGCCACGATGGAGAACAGGAAAGCGCTTGAGAGGCATACGCCTACAACCAAGATTAGTCGTGCTTTTATTTCTTCGTTTGTGAGTCTGTTTTCGGGTTTCATTTGCATTTGCTTTCTAGGAAGCCTGTGGCTTGGGTGCTTTGGCAGTTGTGGCGTACACGGTCTGAGCAGGCTGTGAGCATGACGATTAGCAGGCTAATCAGGGCTAGGCGTTTCATCAGGTGCCTGTTTAAGTGCTGCTATTTCATCAGGTGTTAGTTCCCGTGTAACTGTTTCGCCTGTCAAAGCGTCGTGGAAAGTACCCAGTAGTGGTTTTGTGTTGCTCATTATTTAGACCTTTCGGTATCCGTAAACCATAATTGTTCCGCCTGTCATTGTCGTTCCAACCACCGACATAACAAAACCTGTGTATGAGGTTGATTGGTTGTGGTAAGCCCAACTTGTGCCAGGGAAAGTTGCGCCAGTTGGGTTGATTAGGGAACTGTAAAAATAGGTTGGTTTCGCAAGAAATGGGTTATGTATTTCTGTTTTTACGCTTGAAACCGTTGTGGTTGAATAACCGCAATAATCGGCGTAGGCAAATGTTCCGTTTCTTCCTTGGCCACCTACTGCGCCAGTAGAAACATTGACATCTATTAGCCCAGAAAAGTATTGCGCTGCCGTTGTTGCACCTGATAGTTGAATGTTTACAAGTGCGCTTGCTGCTGAAGTTCCATTTACCCATTGCACCACGTAATTGTCGTAATTTGTGTTGAAGGCGTTAGAAACTGTGACGGTTGAAACGCCTGTGCCAACGGTTGCGCTTGTGACGTACACAAGACCCGAGTTGATGTTGTTGTTTACATACGCCGAAGTCAAAATCTGACCGGGTACGGTTGCTGTGCTAATTGCCATGTTATGTCTCCTTTAGAAACTTAGAAGGTTGTTGTCAAGCGTTCCGAAGATTGCATCGTCAAGGGTTAAGTATTGGTTGCCGTCTGTGCTCTCAAAAGTATAAGAAACAATGTGGCTGCCGGGTGTGATGTTATGGGCAATGCCAGACACAATCAGGGTTTGTGTCTCGGTTGCTGGGGTGCCTATAACAAAGTTTTTAACCACAGTGGCAATACTGGTCATGTCAAGGTTCAACACAATGTTCTGATTAGTGGCCGATAGGGCTGACATTTCCGTAGATAGCCCTGTAAACCTGAGCACAGGGTTTTGATATTTACCTAGCAGATAGTTGCCCAAACCAGCCACCTCAGCCACAGTGCTGTTAAGTAAATTAGTTAGCGCATACTGCTGAGATTGGTAAAGAGCAATGCTGGCAGCGTTGCTAGTTGTTTGTGCAGCGCCAGCGTCTGACTCTGTAATTATGTAGTTGTACAGCAACTCATCACCAAACTGGTTGATTAGAGTCTGATAGGGCAAGCCTGTGCCGTCAGTGTTAAACGTTGCCCCAGCCACAGGGTTAAGCACACTAGACCTACCCTTAAAAGTAAGGGTGCCGTTAGCGCTCATAAACAGATAGCCCTGCTCACTGGTGTTAATGAGCTGCAAATAGTTAAGGCAGTTAGTGTCCTGACTAATAGCAAAAGCACCAAGCGTAGATGAGCCTGTGTCAATGGCTCGAGCGCCTTGGTAGTTAATTTCGGCAAGGTCTAGCACTGTATTTATACGTGCACCTGTGGCTTGAACTGATGGCGTGACAGCGTTTAAGGCTTGGTTGGCAAGCACTGTGAAGTTGTCAGAGCATGACGCGTACATCATGTCTTGGTTGCTGATGTCGTAATCAAGGTTCCAATCAGTAACTAGCCCTGTGTAAATGGGTATGCCGTTAGCAAGTATCTGCACCGGGCATCTTGGCAGTACAAACGGGTAGTAAGGGCTAGCAGTGTTGCTCGGGTTTAGCACTTGGCTGGCGTTGTCAAAAGCAATGACAGCAGTGCCAGCATTAAACTGGTCTAACTGGCGTGAACGGCCACGCGTGATATTGACTGACTCAACAAGGCTTGTGAGATCAACAAAAGTAAGACCACCTAAAGTGCCACGGCCAGCAGTATCTAAAACACCATAAAAAGCATCATCAAGCTGAAATGGTGTACCAAAGCCAGTAGTGGATTGAAAGCCCACCAGCACCTGCATTACGGGGACACTCATGCTGGTGCAAATACCGTTCCGCTACGGCGCTGGGCTTTTTGGATAGCAGCAATAATGTCCTGACCAATTTGGTCGGGTGTGCTTACAAGGCCGGCATTTACTGTAATGTTCATGCCAAGGCCGCCTGCTTTGTTTAACGGGATTACAGCTTCTGGGCCTGCCTCACCGATCAGCGCCATAGTTGGGCTAGTCACAATGCCACCTGTAGCCATAGCTTCAAAACCACGGGCACTGCCAGTGTTGCCGCCACCATCTTCACTACCAAGCCTGCCAAAACTTACAGAGCCAAGCGTGCCGATATCTTTGCCGGGCTTAATCAAGTTGATGCCTTTAATAACCAAGTTAATCATTTTGATGTAGGCGTTAGCCATGAACTCAAAATAGCCAGCGACACCATTAACGACTGTGCGCACGACAGAGCCAAAAGTGTCAAACTTTTTGTAGGCCACGACAAGAGCAACACCCAAAGCAATAATGCCAGCCGTGATTAGCACTACAGGGTTTAAGGCCATGGCTGCATTAACCAAAACAACTGAAGCCGCTAAGACACCAAAAGCAGCTGCTACCGCCGTGATTAGTGTCGGGTTGTCTTGTGCCCACGTTGCAAACTTCTGCAGCACAGGCAAAGCCTTCTCAAGAATTGGTAGCAGTGCAGCGCCCACGCCTTCTTTGGCTTCACCAAGGGCGACACCTAAACGCTTCATAGAGCCAGCCGCTGTGTTGGCAGAGTCAGTGGCGGCACCACCAAAAGTGACAGCCATCTCAGCCATCACTTCTTCCATAGATGCGCCGTCTTTAATCATCTGGCGCAGTTCTGGGGATAGTTTTGCTAGGGCAGTCATGTTGCCGCCGTATGCCTTTTCCATTGCTTTAGTTACTGTCTCAAGAGATATGCCTTTAGCAGCCGCAACATCCATAGCAAGCGTGGCAGCCTTTTGTGCTTCCGTGATTGAGCCTGTAGCGCGCACCAAACCAGCCAGACTCGGCCTCAAATCGTCATCGGTCACGCCCTTTTGTTTACCAGCCGCCGTAATAAACGCTTCCACGCCTTTGACTTGTGCATCAGTGGCATTAGTAGTTTTCTGTAGCTGACGCGCAAGAAGTTTCTGTGCCTGCTCATCTTCCATGGCACCCTTGACAGCATTGCCAAGACCAGCAACTAAACCACCAAGGGCAACGGCAGCGTATTTGTTGGCTTTGCCCAAGGCATATTTCGCTTTGGCCTGCGCGCCCTCTAGATCGCGGAAGCCTTTTTCGGCCTCTTTTAGTCCTTTCGGATTAAATTGCGTAACGATTGGTAGATAGATAGCCATTATGCAGCCTGCCTTGCTTTAAGTGCTCGATTAGCGTCAGCGATAACTTCATCAACTGCTTTCATAATGTCAGCAGTGCCTTGCTCTTGAATGAACTTGCGTGAGCGCCACAAGCCACGCTGAGGCCTGCCAAAAACATTAGTTAGCAAGCGTGAGAAGTCGCTGTTGTTTTTAGAGCCAGCCTGAGAGAACAGTGCGCCAGCTGCATCTTTCTGCACCAGTGTCACCAGTGGTGTAATGCCTTGACCACGGGAACGGCCACCAACCATGATCTGCACGCCTTTGTCCACTTTGGCTTTGTCATACGCCAGACGGCCTTTGTTTTTCCAGCCGTGAATAACAGAAATACCAATATCAGCAGGGAACTGTTTGCGGCCTTCCTCAAGCATTGCCGGGCTACTGGCCTTAATCTTGGCGGCGGCCTTGAAACGTGCTGACTTGTCTAACTTGCTCAGCTCTGACAGTGCCTGCTTCAAGCCTGTAATTTCTACGCTTGTGTTAAGGCTCATTGTTTGCGGCTTTCGTTTAACAGCTTGATTGTGGTATTCAAGTCGGCTATGTCAAACTCTACAGCAGGTGGCCACCAGCCTGTGGCTACTAGGAGACTTGCTAGGGAATGGCGGTAGGTTCCGCTTGGGTAGGGTTTGCCGGATCATTATCCACCACTTCCAAAGTCACCAGACGCTTAATGAAATCATCGAGCACTACGGGCACTGTGATGCCAGCAATTTTGGATGACTCATACGCCATAAAAGCCAAGTCTTCAATGCTGATGCCTTGCTCGCTGATGGTGCTGGACTTGCGTTTGTATTTGCGTTCCCATTGCACAATGACGTACAGGCTGGTTGAGACTAGATACGGGCCTTCGCCAGTATCCACGTTAAGTGTCAATTTCATGTCGGGTTCCTTTGGTTATGGGGCTGTGATATCTCGCACGTATGTGCCGCCAATGAATGACGCGGTAATCATTGACAGTTCGCCTACGGCACCAGTGATTGGTGTGTAGTCCACAAGCTGCATGTTTGAGATGATGTACTCAGGGTTAGATGCTGACTCTGTAACACCTGATGGTGAGATGGTTAGTTCAGTGGTTCCTGTGCCAAGGTTGGCAAACAGTGTGGCTTCAACTTCGGTAGCACCATAAGACAGATACATCTCAAGCTCTACAGCAACGGTCTGCAAGCCCGGCACAAAGCGATGGCCTGTGTCACCGAAAGCGGTGCTCTCGAGACTGTCCACGCCAAGTGTGACTGTGGCGCTACGGCACTGGTCAGTCAAATCAACTTTGGCACCACCAGTGGTAGGCGCAAGGTTTACGGTTGGGTTAGTGAGATATGTACTTGTGGCCACGATGGTTCTCCTGTGTCAAACGGTGCCGGGTTCCGTATCTGTTGTTAGTTCTAGCAGATAATACTACTGCAGTGGGGTATCTCATTGCTTTTGTGCCTGCATAGCCATTTGTAAATCGTAGGCAGGATAAGTAGCGCCGCCCATTTCCAAAGATGACGGCTGGCCAGCCATGATTACAACTGATGAGCCTAGGACTGTAGCCACGATGCTAAGGATGTTCTCAAGCACGCCTTGGGCTGCTGTGCCACTGCCAATAATCTTGACAGGGATAGTGACGCGGATGATGTTGCCACCACCAGCGACAGTCTCAAAACTTGGGGCATCAAGAAAAACACAGTTAGGGACAATCTTTGTGGGGTCGCTAACTACGCGTAAGCCTGACACTGCCACAAGTGTGGCCTTCAGGTCAGCCATAGCCTCGTTCAGAAGCCCTGTGGCAGGCATTAAGCCACCTGTGGGCGGTCTATGCCCAAGAGTTGTTTAATCATTGGTGTCATAGCACTGACAGGCGCTGAACCCATGCCATCAAAGCTGGCAAAGGTGTCCTGAACAGAGCCACGCGCACGCCATAGTGCAGCTGCATACATTGCCGTACCA